TGATGAAGTGGATGCTTTAAAAAGAAGAACAATTGCGGCAAGGAATCTTACACACTTCTATTCAGGAGAAAAACGAGAGTTTTTTTCACGAACACTAATTAATGAGTATGCAAAAATTCCAGATATGGATGCACCATCTCAGCAGAGTGTTCTTAATGCCGCATGGACTAAAGATGCTAATAAAAAGAAAGAATCTGCCGGGAAAGTAATTGGTAAAGATACAAAGAAAACTGTATCAGAATGGGATCCTTTTGATAGAAAACTTAGTGGCGAAGCTACTGGTGGTGAGAAAAGAGAAGATACACGAAAAGCCAAAATAAGTCGCAAAGATATTGGTATAAATATTAGAAAAGTAGGAGAAATTACTGGTCACGGCACAATGGATCGAACTAATAAGAAATTAGTTGGTGGTATTATTAGGCATGGAGCAATACAGGAAACTCTGCCACATCATCTTGATCCATCTAAGAATGTAACTGATCATAGACCGGGTGCTGGTAATAGGTACACAACTGTGCCGTCTGAAGGTGAAAAAGTTGTACCGCATATTAAGCCCGGAGAGCGTGGAATTCTGTCAAGAGCATATGTATCAAATCCATCACAATATACTGGTGGCAGTAAAACAAATGTTAATCTTGGGGAAACAAAACGAGTCGGTACAGGTGATAAATTTGTAAGGAAAATTAAAACTACTTTAGGTAGACACCCCGGAGTATTTACAAAAGTTAATAAATCTAGTACTACAGGTAAAACTGGTTATTCCCTGCCAAAGAATATTAATAAAATTATAAAACAAGTTCCACAAGAAGGAGGAAGAACTGGAATTATTAAAATGACTCAATCAAAGCGTACTGGCACATGGGGAACTGCACAACAACACAGGAAAGAAGCATTAAAATTGTTAAAAAATAAAGCCGGGAAAAATGTTACTAAGTCATTAGGCCCATTAAGTATAATCTCAATGATAAGTGGTGTTTTAAAATCAAGAAACGAACTGAAAAAAGCTGGCGTAAAAGATCCAAGCACATTAGAAACATTATCTCAAATGTATATCCCGAAATCCGGCTTTCAAATAAAGCAGTATGAAGAAAGAAAGAAATTAGCTAAAGCTATATGAGTAAAAAAGCAGAAAAGGCAATTGAGATTGCAGAAAAGATTACTGAACTTTATGAAACTAATAGACTTCTTGAATATGAACCTTATGAGTACCAGAAAAGATTCCATGATGCCAAAGACATGGCAGGGAGGCTTGCTAGGCAACGCCTGTTAATGGCCGCTAATAAAACTGGAAAAACATTTTGCGGTGCATGTGAAATGGCATATCACTTAACAGGAAGATACCCAGAATGGTGGACAGGAGCAAAATTTAAACGGCCTATAACTGCTTGGGCGGCTGGTAATACAACTGCAAACACACGAGATATAGTACAAGCTGAATTACTAGGTGAGCCGGGTGATGAAGATGAATTTGGTAAAGGTGCAATTCCTAAAGAATATATTGATGGTACACCTCTTAGGCAACCCGGAGTTCCAAATGCATACCAGAGTTTGCATGTAAAACATGTATCTGGAAGAAATTCGAAACTTATTTTTAAGTCCTATGAACAGGGCAAGATGCAATGGATGGGTAAAGCCGTTGATGTAACATGGCTTGACGAAGAACCCCCACAGGATATATACTCACAGGCTCTTAGAGCGGCCTTAAAAAGTGGTGGTATAGTTTATATGACCTTTACCCCTGAAAGTGGCATGACGGAAGTTGTAACGCAATTTATGACACGTTTAGGACAGTCACAGGCACTTTATCATGCAACATGGGATGATGCAGAGCATTTAGACGAAGATATTAAGAAAGAAATATTAGCCGCACTTCCTCCACATGAAAGGGATATGCGGTCAAAAGGTATACCAGTTCTAGGATCAGGTCTTGTATTCCCTATAAGTGAAGATGATTTAAAAATAGAACCATTCCCAATTCCTGACTATTGGCCTAAAATTTGTGGTCTGGATTTTGGATGGGATCACCCTACTGCGGCAGTATGGCTTGCATGGGATCGTGATACTGATACAGTTTATGTTTATGACTGTTATAGAAAATCAACTGAGACTCCTGTAGTTCATGGTGCGGCAATAAGGGAGCGTGGTAAATGGATTCCTGTCGTATGGCCTCATGATGGGTCACAGCATGATAAGGGATCAGGCAGACCATTAGCAGAATTATACAGGAAACAGGGATTAAATATGATCCATAAACACTTTGAGAATCCTGAAGGTGGCATTGCAGTAGAACCCGGAATTATGGATATGCTGTCAAGAATGCAAACTGGAAGGTTCAGAGTCTTTAACTATCTTAACTTGTGGTTTGAAGAAGTTAGGATGTATCATCGAAAAGATGGTAAAATTGTTAAAGTTCATGATGACTTGATGAGTGCAACTAGGTATGCCTCTCAGTCATTGAAATATGCCGCAACTGGATCGCCTAAAAAACGACCGAGACGAGCAATAAATACATACGATTATTATGCAGATCATCAAGAAAGGGCATATCTTTAATTATGTAAATCTTTCGGGTTCTGAAGTAGATGGAGTTTGGGATAAAATTAAGCACGAAGTTGCAAGAACTAATGAAGATGTGTTTAATGATGAAGATGTAAAGTTGTTTATTAATGAAGGATATTACACATTATGGCTAATTTTAGAAAATACAACAAATGATGTAATAGCAGTTATAACAACGGAATTTGTGGAGTTCCCAAGAGATAAGGTTTGCAGGATAGTAACAGTTTCAGGAAATAGAATGAAAGAATGGGTTGCAGAAACATTATCTGTATTAGAAAAATGGGCAAAAGAACAAGGTTGTTCATATATGGATTGTTATGGCAGGAAGGGATGGAAAAAAATTTTGCTAGAATATTCTGAACATAGTATTTTGTTTAGAAAACAATTATAAATATTTGAGAAAGGGAATTATGAAAATATATACTGAAGTAAATTACGAGTGGAAAGATGGTGAGTTAGTAAAAACATCATCGGAATCATTTGAATACTCTGGCGACATCGCACTCTGTAAAAGCGGTGGAGGGAATCCATTTAAAAAAATTACAGATAATGTATCTGGTGTTCTTCAGGATAATCAATTTAAGCCACCTGATATACATGTGCCACATCAAGATCCAAGTGGTTTGAATACTACCATGCAAGATTTTGGAAGTATGTTGACAGAAGGAGGAGATTTACTAGCCACAGGTGCAGATACTATGTTAGGACACGAAAAAGGTGCGGCATATTGGATTAATCGTGTAGGCGATAGACTTGCATCCGGAGTAGAAGAAGCTATACATGGAGGAGGAGGTTATGCAGATGATGAGACGAAACCTCGTGCTGTTGGCCCAACTGGTGACGAAGAAGCAGATGCAACATTGTTAACAGAAGGACGTAAACGAGAAGTTCAAATGGGAACTGCATTTCATTCTGGGTCTGGTACAGCAGGACAAGTTTAAACAATATTTAATTTAGGAAATTCATGGCTAATCAACAAAGTCCATTAGGGCCAGTATTAGATCGGCATCACGAAAAACTTAAAAATAATAGAAGTCTTTGGGAACGACAATGGCAGGATATTTCTGAATATGTCTTGCCACATCGCTCAGACTTTACGACAACTCATTCCAGAGGGGCAGAACGTATGGATATGGCTTTTGAGGGGTCAGCAATGAGACTTCTTAAAAGGTTTGCATCTAATATCCATAATGTTTTTACTCCTATGGGTGCAGAATGGTTTAAATTATCTAGTGGTCATACAAATCTTGATAAGGATAGAAATGTCGCATTATGGATTGAAGAAGCAACAAAGATTATTCAGCACCATATGTCAAGACCTATTTCAAACTTTCAAAGTGCTGTTTTTCAATACTATTTGGAAGCTGGTGCATTCGGTACTGGTATTATTTTTGTTGAGGATGTTCCCGGCTTTGGGCCTCGCTATCGTAATTTCCCTCTTTCGGATTGTATATTGGGTAGCGGAAGTGAGATGGAAATTGACACAGTTTTCCGTAACTACAAGCAAACCGCTAAAGATATAATATCAAGATTTGATCCCCAATTTTTACCGCCTGAAATTATTCAAAAAGGTATGGGTGAAAAAATGCTTGATGAATATGATGTTGTTCATGCAGTATTGCCTACATGGACAGTTATGGAACATATACCAAATGAAAAGAATTTTAAAAAGGCTTATATATCAGTACATTATCTAAAAGAAAATAAAACTATTCTAAATGTTGGTGGTTATGATGAAATGCCTTATATTTGTGCCAGATGGGAAAGATCAGATCGTGAAATATATGGTCGTGGGCCGACATGGGAAATAATGCCTGATATAAGGTTAATTACAGAAGTTGATAAAACGTATTTAAAAGCAGTTCAGAAATCGGTTTCTCCGCCTCTATTCGTCCCCGATTCTGGACTCTTAGACCCCCTAGATACCACACCCGATGCTATTAATTACTACTCAGTCGGTCTGGGGGGCAAGGATATGATCTTTGAAGCACCTACTAATGCAAGACCTGATTATGCAGAACGTCTTAGTGCAAAATGTTCTCAGGCAATAAGAGAGGGGTACTTCTTAGATTTACTTGAATTACCCGGCCCTGTTGCACCCGATGGTGATGTAATGAGGTTTTCTGCAACTGAAGTTTCAGTACGGATGAGACAGAGAATGCCTGTACTTGGGCCAATTTTAGCTAGACAAGAAGCAGAATTTTTAGATCCACTAATCAGAAGAACAGTTAATATATTAATGCGGTCATTTTTGTTGCCTGAAATGCCTGAAGAAATGGAGAGATCATTCAGAATTGAATATTTGAATCCAGTTTCTATTGCAATGAGATCAACAGAAATAAGTTCTATGAACCAGATGTTTGAGATGATATTACCACTTGCACAGATAGACCAAACTATTCCAATGTATTTTAATACTCATCAGATATTGCAAAATACTGCGGAAGTTCTACAAGTGCCAGTTTCAAATATTAGGTCTAAAGAAGAAGTGGATGCAATGGTTGCAGAACAACAACGTCAAAGACAGGCACAGGAACAAATGCAACAGGCACAAGTAGCCGCAGATGTTAATCAAAAAACTGCACAAGCAGAAAGTGTTAGAGAGGGGGCTTAATGTCTGGTAGAAAAAGTGCTTTATATCGTTCTATTAAAGAACATTATGATCGTAAAGGAAATTGGGAGAATAGGAGAGAATTTGTTAATGTTACAAAACCTCAAGCGGCACGTTTAAACCGACAAAGAAATAAAAGTCAAGGATGGATACAAGATGTTCATTCAAGTTTTACAAGTCCTATATTACGTCATTTTGCAGGAGATCATGAGTGGTCAATACATGAAGCATTTAGGTTTGGAGGCGCACAATGGTCAAAAGAAAAGAAACACTCATATGCTCATGATCCAGAAGTTGTCGAAATGACAACTCATAAAACAAATTATGCAAAAGGCGCAAAGTCTCCTGATAAATGGCTACCCCCACAAGGAATAGCAGAGTATTTAAAAAGAAGAGAAAAAGTAGGACAAAAATATAAAGGCTTGCATGTGACTGAATCTATAAATAAGGTTTATGAGAAACATTTAGGCAGAAAAGCTAAATTACCAGTGGGCCTGTCTGTTGAAAAAACTAAGTATTGTACATCATGCCACATTAAACATGGCATTGGTGATCATAGAGGTATTGCTAAAGAATATTAATGAACTGGTTTGATAGAGAAGCACATACAAGAAAAATATTTAAAGAGTGTTTCTCAACAGAAGAAGGTCAAGAAGTGTTAACAAAATTGGTTAAAGACCATTTTGTTTTTAAAACCACACCAACTGCTGATCCATATCTAGCCGCTTGGCAAGAAGGTCAGCGTAGTGTAATATTAAAAATACTAGAGTTGGTGGATACTGATCTTAGAGTGTTTCGTGCACGATATGATCAACAAGAACTTGCCCGGTCAAAAAGGCAAGATAACCCTATTAATAACTAATTATGACAGAAGAAGCTCAAGCCCCTGAAGAATCAGGACAAGTGGCAAGCGATGAATCTACACAATCGGAAGAATATAGTCCGATAGAATTTCAAGCATCCCAAATGCCTCCGGGTTTAAGGGAAGAACCAAGTCTAAAGACTTTTGATTCAGTAGATAAACTTGCAAAGTCCTACGTTAATGCAGTCAAAATGATTGGTGGGAATCCTGATAACATGGTAGCAATCCCAAGTGAAGGCGAAAAATGGGATGATTTTTATAATAAAATTGGAAGACCAGAACATTTTAAAGATTATGAATTTGGTGATCAAAATGGTGAGTTAGACGGATTTAGAGAGTTTGCTCATGATACTGGTCTTACACAAGATCAAGCAAATAATATTCTAAAACTATATGGTGATATTCAAGAAGAAGAAGAAGAAGCACACCAAAATGGTTTAGAAGAATTAAGGACTAATACCACAATGGAACTCCAAAAAGAATGGGGTAAGAACTATGATGGTAAAATGGATTATGCAAAAAGGGCATTTGCTCAATTTGCATCACCAGAGTTAAGTCAGCTTATGGATGAGTCAGGCATGGGAAATCATCCTGAAATGCTCCGTGTCTTTGCTAAAGTTGGCGAACTTATGGGCGAAGATTCTTTAGTTGTGGGGACAGGACTTGGCAGTAGCCAGCTTTCTCCAGAACAAGCACAGCAAGAAATTCAGGCCTTGTATAGTGACAAAGAATTTTCTAAGTCGTATCGGGACAATAAAGATCCCGGACATAAAACTGCAATGAATAAAATGGAAAGACTGTTTAAACAGGCTTATCCTAATCAGCGCAGAGTAAGATAATATATCACCCTCCATAGTGGAGGTAGTACCGAAGAAAAGATAATAGGCAGATAAACATTTTGTCCTGCTGAAAAGTCTGTTGTGACCCTTTATGGATAATCACTAGGTGTTGTGATTTAACTAATTTTCATAATGGTAACAATATGGCTAATTTTTATGACATTGAAACCTCTTATATACATCGCTATTCTGCTGATGTATTACATGCTCTTCAACAGAAGACAACGAGGTTGCGTAATTTTGTAACAAATAAGCCAGACTGTCGTGGTGTAGCCGAGTTTATTGATAAGATCGGAACTAACGAAGCACTCGATAAAGTTGCACGTTTTGCAGATTCACCTGTACAAGCGATTTCCCATAAACGTAGGAGAGTATCAGCACAACCTAAAAATGCTGGATTCTTTGTAGAAGGTTTTGACACTCGTAGAATGAACTATGATGTGTTTCAGCCTTATGCAGAAGCTACGTCTATGGCTATGGCTCGTAAGATGGATGCTACAATCGTTGATGCCGCTTTTGGTTCAGCATACGAATCAGATGGTGGAGCAATGGACGGTGCAACCGAAATAGTCTGGAATTCAACTAATTTCCCTAAACAGTTTATTGCCAAGAATT